GTTGCAAGTAACATTTCGCCCAAGGCAACCGTCGCGGGGTACTGTGTACCCTCGACGACCTGATCGTCAGCCAATGGTATCCCGCGCAAAGCGCGGTTAGATGCCATGGATGCCCAGAGACGACGTTCCTCAAGGGAAGTCTCTCCGGAGCATAGACGGCGGATAAAGACACGAGTTTCCTTAGGAACGGTGTCGTATATCACATCTAGGTTGTCTAGGTCGCGGATGTACAATCCAAGTCCGCCCAACTTAGTTGGGAGGAAGAGAAGCGCGAGTAGGTCTGTCTGAGTCGTCTTAGACGGCAAGAGGACACCTGCACGCTGAAGAAATCTATCCCTTACAAGCGCTAAGCGCTCGCGAGGGTACAGAGATTTATTCATATAGTTGAGAGACTTCATTAAATCACGAGATTTCCCAATCGCGGAGTTCTTCTCGTCGAAACTGCTTTTTACAGCAGTTGATGATTCAACGATGCGTACCTTTACGGACTCGACCCAAGGACCTTCATAGAAGTTATCCTTAAAGGCGAGGTCTCGGGGTTTCCCCTCAGAGAGGGGACCCACCATTAAGATACGCTCACAGTACTTGGTATATTTCTTGTAAACGCCATGTTTCTCCACACTTAGTGTGGCTCCCATGGCAGTCAAGTTTTGAGAAATCGCTTCGATGTAGGCAGGGTGACCGATAGCAAGGACATCATCACCCCCGACGTGGTAGAAAGGCCACCCTAAGGGTGTCGTTCTATCCGTAGGAGGGTAATGGCGGTCCCGAGCCATCCTCTCAGCTACAAGCTGGTGGAGGGTCAGGACGCTCTTGGAAGTCGGTTCACCCATGGGGTATGACCGAACTGAGACCCAGGACTCTTTCCTAAAGGAAAAGGTACGGGGCCCAAGAATTCCTAGGAGGGCTGAGACGTGGGATGGGTTCATTCCCACCCCGTCACAGAAACCTTCCAATAAGCGCTGGCCAATCTCGAAAGGGATATGGTCAGTCGCGGCTTTTAAGTCAGAACTGAGGACTAAGTCCCCAACCCGCCGATCGGAACAATTCCGATGAACATCCTCGACAGCGTTCCAGGCCTGATCCGCACGGGCTAAACCCGACACGGCTGACTGGTTCCTTCTCAGGAAAGTCTGAATGAGACCCCCTAAGGGGGCCAGGAGGATGTTTATATACCATTTGCAGATACCGAGGACGCGAACTTTGTTCCCGCCCTCAGGCTGACAGACCAGACGGCTCGGCTGAACCAAGCCACCGTCTCTGTCACTGCAGTACTTGAGCCAGGCGCAAATATAAATTTGGCGCCCGAGCGCATCGTCGTATCCGACAAGAGCGACACCGTCTTTTGCGAAATACTTGTTGTCAATATCTCTAGACGCGTACCCTTTGTAATCCCCGGGATCCTCTCCGAAGGAGAGGGTGTCCGGGTAGATGTAAGGGGTAAGCTCGCCGTTGACGTCATCGGCGTGGGGTTGACTTAAGTCATCTCCCACGCGGACGCCGAACCTACCACTAAGTGGTAGGGGGATTGTGTGCATAACACGTCCCTTTTCGTAGGCGAAGAGCGGAGTCTCGCGGCACCAATAGCGGAAACGCGGCCTGCCCTTAGGGCAGGCCACAGTCCCAAATGGTGTCGAGATCTCCTCGTCTTCGGTAGGACACGCGCTTAAAAAGGGCGTGCACTCCCGGACTACTTCCATCGATCTTCCCCCGTCTTTGACGGAGGAATCGAAAGAAGCAGCAGACGTCAGAGAAAAATGGACAGATTCGTAGGGGTTACCCCTACCTCTGCTACATTCGGTCCCTAGGACCTTAGCTGTGTCGTAGACACGGCCAAGAAGTTCAGGTTCTGCCACGTATACCTTGGTGGTGATCTCCTTAATAGCAGCAATGGCCTGGTCGAGTTTATCACGCCCTCCCTCAGGGAAGTGCCGTGAGCTCAAGAGGTAGGAGAGTTTCTCTCCGACAAACCATTGTTCCTTCTCAGTCTTGGCATCGACCATACTTTTGAAGTCACTAAGTGACAGCAGAGGATGGAAGACGTTGTTGGAGAAGCGGGCATCCTTAGGAAGCCAGCTACCCTCCTCACAACTACGGTGCACATATAGACCGAAGGCCTTCCAAAGTTCAATAACTTCGGTAGGGCTCCTCAGCGCGACCTTAAAAACTGTCTTAGACAGCGAACTAAGGACCGTTGAAAGGACACGATCACTTTCCCAACGTTCGTACGAGAACATACTGTTGCTAAACAACAGTAATGCCGTAAAAACGGCATGCGTCGATTTTTCGGCGCGTGCATAGGTATCGTAATCGAGATTGAGGAAGTGCTTAGCACCGCTCTCTCCGAGTAAGGCAACCATCTGCTTGTTCATCTTAAGATGAGAGAACTCGCGATACTCAACGAAGTTGGGACCGTGTCGGGCGTGTCTCTTAGAGACTTTTCGCCGTTTAAGTTCACAGCAGTGGTTAACAAACCCTGAGCGCCAAGTATTAGTCAACCTACCCTTAAAGGTAAGGGGGACTAACTGGACCCATGGCCTCGAGTAAAATCCTGAAAGACGTTCGCAGCTTCCTCCAACTACTTCCTTAAGTGAACCACTTAGTGGTCCGAAGGTTGTAGACTCGGGGGTCGGCTGCGCAGACAGGCTTATACTTTCGGGCGGTTTTAAC